AATCGGCATTTAATGTTGCTCCTTACGCAGCTCGACCGCTTTTACGGTCGGCCAGGAATTGACGAACCATCTTATCCGAGAAAGCCTGCGGATTCTTGAGCAGCAACGCATGGTCGCCGTCATTGTCGGCCACCTGGGCAAAGCCCCATTCGCGACCGTTGTATCCGCCGGCAGGCTCGGCCTGCTCCGGAACCGGCTGGTTCCGTTCCCAGAGGGCTTCGGCAGCATCGTAATCAGCAATGCCGCGGTCCACCATGAGTTTCTCGATGGCTTCAATGGACTCGTCGGAGTGGCCAGCCTTACGCAGGCGGCGCCGAGCCTTCGCGACAGTCTCTTCGACTTGCCTCGTAGCCTCTTTCTCCTCGAGGGAAGAAACCAGCTTTTCAACGCGCTCGTTCGTCGCTTTCAGCTTCTCTTCGACGTGAGTGCCGATAGCGACCGGGACGTCGATCTCAGGAATCGCCAGCTCCGGATTATCCGCCTTCACGAGGGAGAGCAAATGCGCCCGCGTCTTCGGATTCTTGGAGAGGCGATCGAGGATCGACTGTGCGCCCCGAGCGACTTTCAGATCTGATTCATCAACTTCAATAAGCGGCATGATTAGCTCACGTGCTTGATCGAGTTATCATTCTTGATCGACTTCGGCAGGTGCGACTTACGCGCGCCAATGTCGGACTTGTCCAAGCCGACGCGGACGATACGAGAGTCCTGCTTCGGAATGGTGGTGGTCGAGGGACCTTTGAAGATGTCAGCCATGTTAAGCTCCAGTAGGAGGTTGCGGGGTCGGGGACGAAGGCATTGCAGAAGGAGCGCCGCCCATCGGGCCGGCAATTCCGCCGCCCTGGCCGCGCAACATGTCCATCATGGGCTGTTGCTGACGCTGCTGCATCATCAGATCTTGCAGCGCCGTCTTCTGAACACCGGGACTTCCACCGGCTGTCGGCGTATGCTTCGACAGCGAAGTGATCGCCTTCATTACTGCTTGCCCTTGCGGGGACGCAGCACCGAGCTGAGGCAGGGCGGTCTCAAGAAGCCGCACCGCCCACTGAACCTGGGCCAAAGCTGCGGCTTGATTGCCGCGGTTTGGCGTCGGTTGCTGCACCTGGGAGGAACCAAAAGGCGGTTGACCAGGGGCAGTCCCAGCGCCGGCAGGAGGCATTGGAGTGGGCGGTAACGGCATCCCTAATTAGCGGCGCTTACCGCGACGAGAACGACGAGCCATGATGGCATCCTCCGTCTAGAAGCCAGCGGCTGGCTGGCCCAGAGCCCTGGAGGTTCCTCGATACCGCCGTCCAAGAAGGATGGTAATAACGTCCCCAGGGATAGCTGGACGATAGGATGGCGCCGGGGGCGCCGGAAGAAGGCTGCGCCTTACTTGCAATTCCAGGCGCGAAGCGACTTATTGATCCGACTATTCGGGTCGCTCGCAGTCTTGCTGCTTGTCAATTTCTTCTTCATGCCCTTCATTCGGGCGCAGAAGGAGTCCTTGCGAGGCCCGCCTTCCGGCTGCGGCGCCTTCAGATTTCCACCAGTCGCCTTATTGTATGAGGCCCGGCCCTTTGCATTCAGGCCGCCAGCGGGATTCTTACCCTCTTTCCGCTGCCACGCAGGGGATTTTGCCATCTCAGTTCTCCTACTTTTGCGGCTCTGCCGCTTCTGCACCCGAACCAGGGATAGCAGCACTTGCTGCTCCAACTGCGGGTGGGATCAAACCATACCGACGCAGTACTTCGACTAACTTTGGGTCGAACATAACGTAATTATAAATTTCTGGATTTGCTAAGTCTAATTCTGCGATTGGTTTTTCTCGAAATGCACGATTAAGATGTCGCATTCCGGGCATTCCAAGTTCTTGCAACATTTGAGTAGCTTGTGGTTGCCCAATTTGTCCGGCTAGATACTTATAAATATTTTCGCCAGCATAACTGTGTGGATCACCTAAATAATAATCTGCGCCGCCACCTTCACCGTATCGCTGAGCATCGCGTTTTCCGATTTTATTTAGTATTTCTTGCACAAATGGGCTTTGTTCTCCGATCGGCTGATCCCACAACATTAACTTTTCTGGGTTAGTGTGTAAATTAACTTCGTAAAGAGCACCTGCACGTTGCACGTCTACTGGAGGTAAGTTTTCTGGAAAAAGTAAATGTTGTTTTGCCTCTGCAAGTTGATCGCGCCTCTTATACAGTTGTTGCAGATTATCTAAGTATAATTGTCTCGTAGTCCCAGAATCTATGCCCATAGCAAGCCGGTCTTCTAACCAAGCAATGCTTTTATTATCCATATCAGCAGTCATCCGCAAATCGTTTGCTGCTGTAGCAATATCTTTTTCAGATCTTTCCCAAATTTCCGCGGCTAAGTGTTTTGGGTTAGTTAAATCTAAGGGTTTTCCTTCTATCATATACTGCGCTGGAGCCAAACGCTCACGATAACCTTCACTGATTCCCCGCGTGCCTGCGTAATATCCGCCAGGAGCATAACCAAAAGCCGCATTACCTTCCCCAGTTCCAACTTGGCTAGGTTGAAAACGGCCAAGTGGCGCTCCTGGTTCAGGTGCCCAGACATGCGGGGTGCCATGCCAAGCTCGAATTGGTGTTGTAGAGCCTGCGAAGCCCAGCGCGACATTCATCGCATCCCGCATATCTTGCTGCTGGGCGGTGCGTTGCGAAGCTGTCTGAGGTCGGCCGGAAGGAGAACGCCCAACGACAGGATCAATGCCTGGTGTCGGCGCCGTTAACGCCTTCTCATCGAGACTTTCACGACCCACTGGACCAGACGTAAAACGATCCTCCAGCGGATTTCCGTAGATCTCCATGATCTTGTCGATGGGGGAGGGCATCAGTAGCCCTTCTTCGTCCGCGTCGTCTTCTTCGCAACAGCCGTCGTGATCTTCCGCTCCGGCAGCTTCTTACCCTTCGCTTTCGTATCCGCGACGTTAAATTCCTTCGCGACCGTCTGCGAGACGCCTACTTTCTTCGCGAACGCAGGATCGTGCGCCGCCGCAGCCATCATCCGCTTCTGACTCTTCGACTTACTCGGCATCTTGCCGCTCCTTTTCGAGAACTCGACAGCATTCTGCAAGGCGAGCCGACAGATTTCTAGCGGACTCGATAGAGCCTTCCCAGAGCACAATCGGCTCGCCAGACATAGCGATCCGGACGAGCCGAAGCCGGTCTTTCGACTCGAAGATGCAGACGTTAATTGGGCCAGACGTCATCCCAGGTACCCAGAGTAGAGGCGCGAGAGTATTCGGTCGCGCGTGCCTCGAAGAAGTTTGCGTGCTCAACAGCGTTCAGCATGTCATCGACCCAGGGACGTGGGTTCGCCTGCACGTCATAGATGGGGCGTTCGCCAAGTTGACTCAGCCGCCGATTCGCAATGAAGCGGATGTATTGCTTGGTCTGCTTGGCGGTGAGGTCTGGAAGCGGGCCGAGCTCGAAGGCGAGGTTGATGAAGGCGTCTTCGAGCGTGACGACTTGCCGGCAGATTTCACCGATCTCCTGTGAGAGCGTCTTGCGATCGAGGCCGGGCTGCTCAGCTAGGAAGGTCTTGTATAGCTTGATGGCGGAGTCGCAATGCAGCGTCTCGTCGCGGACGGACCAAGTAACGATCTGGCCCATACCTTTCATGCGATTGTGGCGCGGGAAGTTCAGTAGAATTGCGAAGGAGGCGAATAGCTGAAGGCCCTCAGTGAAGGCGCCGAAGGCTGCGAGCGTCCGAGCAATCGCCATCGGCGAGTCCACCTCGAAGCTGTGCATGTAGTCATACTTATCCTTCATCGCCTTGTACTTGAGGAAGGCTTGGTATTCGACCTCGGGGATTCCGATGGTGTCGAGCAAGTGGCTGTAGGCGGCGATGTGTACAGTCTCCATAGAGGAGAAGGCAGCGAGCATCATGCGGACTTCGGTCGGCTTGAAGACGCGAGAATAGTGCTGCATATAGCAGTTATTTACTTCGACGTCGGCCTGCGTGAAGAAGCGGAAGATCTGCATAAGAAGATGCCGCTCGACATCCGTCAAGTTCTGATGCCAGTCCTTCACGTCGTCGGCGAGCGGAACTTCTTCTGGAAGCCAATGGACGCGCTGCTGCGTCAGCCAGGCTTCATACGCCCAGGGATACCGGAAGGGCTTGTAGATGGGGCGATCCTCGAGCAAGGACATGGTGCGCCTTTCAGAAAAAGACCCCAGGAGAATAGGGGAACTCCTGGGGCCAAGTTTGAAGGGAGGAAACGTCACCAGCAGGTTGCTGTAGACGATCAGATCTTAACCTTTCCTTTTCCCTTTGTCAACAATTCCGGATGTTGCCTCAAGAATTCTTGCTTCGCCTGCTCGCGCCTCTTGAACTTTGCCTTCAGATTCTCACGCATCGGAATGTCTGGGATGAGGTCCATGAAGGAAGAGCCGTCGATGACGCCAGACCGAAGGAGGAAGCTCGCCAGCGCCTTCGTGTCTTCCTGGTAGACAGGGGAGGAAGAATGAGAATCGACGGCGACTCGAACGTCGTCCGGTAGCTGTGCCAGGAGAAACTCTGTCTCAGGATTGTTCGCGTCGATCCAGAGCGTCGTCGGGTCCTTCGCCTGAAGGAGCTTCAAGCAGACCTGCCCCAAGTCCGCACACTGGCGCTCGACTATGATGGCGCGGTCGCGCAGGCGAGGACTCGCCGTTTTCATCAGCGTCTGCGCGTGCGAACCGGCGCGGACGCCTGGCTCTCCCTGGCCGGACAGAATGTTCTGGAAGCCTGATACGTCGTCCATCATCTTGATGACTGCATCGACCTCTTGGAAGGCGTTCGGAGGTAGCTGCGGCGTCAGGTCTTCGATCTTCGCGCCCGGTTGCTCTTGTGCGATCCAGTGCCGAGTCTTGAAGTTATCGTACTCCTCGTCATTCATGGAGGAGAAGCCAATGAAGGCAAGGACCTTGTCGTACTGGAGGCCCATGATCTGCTTGATGTCCTCCATCCGGTCCCGCAGGAGCGCTTGAAGGCGCGTCAAGTAGTGCATCTCGCTCATACCCCAGAAGTATCCCTGGGTTGGATTGGGCTGGATAAGCGTATAGGGTAGCTCGCCAGTGAGGAAGAGGTTCTTCCGAGTCGTCGTCACGATAATGTCGGGCTCGACAAGCTGGATCGTCGAGAAATCGCCCGTTTCGTCGTTGATAACGGTTAACTCGTGGAAGGGGAGGAGGCCGTCGATGACTTCTGTAGCGAGGATTGGCATCTCCTGGAAGGGGAAGGTCGGAAGAACGCTACCCTGCGTCGTGTTACTCGCCGGCGGGCTCGTTGCGACCGCGGGAGAGGACCCGGCCAGGATGACGTTGTGGAAGTAGCTATTTGGGGTCGAATACGCCTCGTCCTTCTTTGCGTAGGCGAGCGCGCGCTTGAAGAGGTCGTCGCGATTCGGCAGATGGCTAATTCGGCGCCAGAATTCATGCTTGGAAATGAAGGTCGTCTCGCAGACTGCCTCCTGCGCGTAGAGATCATTCAGATCTTCACGGTAGACGCCGAAGTTCCAAGGCATTACGAGGCGCGCAGTAAGGCCATCATAGCCCCACATCGGCTTGACA